GATGCTTTGCAAGAGGTATTGGCGCAACCAAGCAACACCTCCCAAACGCTTCCATTCAGCGTAGTAAGCAGGGGCAAGCCTTGCACTGATGGTTTTGGAGACTGAAGTTAATTCACTCTGAGGTCTGGGCATGATGTTGTCTCATTTTGTTTTGCAAAGCAATGCAAGCCTGTGACCATTCCACAAATAGCTTATAAGATTCAGCAGTAAACCGCATGGTTTCATCTCCTTGAACAACCTTATATTTGCTGTAAAGATCACTTACTTTTTCTGACTCTTTGATGATTTCATCTTGTGTCATGTGTTTTTTTCCTCGGCGTAGCCGTTCTTTTGCTTGAGTGCGGATTCAATATTCTTTGCCAATTGGTCAATGTCAATGTCGGTAGACCAACCAGTGCCGTTAACAGATTGAAATTTGCATTCTTTTATTTCTTCAACTGTCAGCCCAACCAATTTTTTACGCTCTTGATTGTTTTCATTTATTTTTTCACGCACATAGTTTTCAAGGGCTTCAAACATTTCTTGCGCGTTTTCTGTTAAGGCTGTGCGGTAATTCAGAGCGTGCCAATGCAAAGTATTTTCAACATCATCTTCTTGCGCTTTTAATCGGTATTCAATTTCAATCGTTTCTTGATCCTCGTAGTTAAGCCCCAACTCACGGCTAACTTTATCTGCCACCATCTTGGCAAAGTGGTAGCGGGTAAAAGTCTCACCATCCTTGACTGACTCTCGCATAGCCTGTTGCCACAGTATGTCGATTTCTTCTTGAGTCATAACGGCGCTTCCTCTGTGTCTGTTGGGTACTTGGGCACAGGGTTTTTTGGTTCCCTGTATGGTGGTAGCGGGTGTTGTGGGAAAGGCCAAGTCATGCTTGTTCTCCTATTTCATAATCTTTAAATACTGTTCCCTTTGTTGCATCCCCCTTCCAACACTCTTTTACCCATCCACGCTTGCCTGACTTATAAGTGCGCCAATGACCCCTTGCTTGGTGTCTGCGAGGGCTTGCGTGTGTGCCGCCTTGATGTTCTTGTTTAGTCTTTGGTGGCTCAATAACAACTGTGTGCCAGTCGTATGTTGGTCGTTTACCTTCTTTGATTTTTCTGCGGTTAGTAAATGTGTCTTTTGCTGTTGGCATATATGACTCAACTTTGGTGTCCAGCGATGCGTAAAACATAGCCACAATGCCAATCATTATGCGTTGGTCTATGGGGTCAATTGGCTTATCAACAGGGCCAACTTTTGGTTCTCCGTTATGTTCAGCAAACAAAAAAGAACCAAGCGCTTTGTATTCAGTTGGCTTTAATATCCAGCCGGTGACTATGGTTGCGTCAGGATTTGCAAGAACCGACAACATGAAATCGCCTTGTGCGATACGACAACAAAGCATCATGTTTTTGTATGGGGCTGGATGCAGTAGATAGCGTTTGGGGTCTGCGCCAATATGCGTTTTGATTGCGCCAGTCACATCAAACCATTGCATCTGTGTTGGGTCAAAGTTTTCAACAGAAACCATTTTGACCATTTCTTTAATCAATGGTGTCATTTCTTCATCCCTCTTACAAATGCGGCAAACGATGCCACTGTGTCCCTGCCAAATGGCCCTGTAAACCTTGTTTCCAATTCATTAGCGACTTCTTCAAGTACTTGGTTGCGCTCCATGTTTTCTGCATAACGCATGATTTGGTGCTTGCGTGACCCTTGAAGACCCCAATCACCCTGGCGCTTTGCCAATTCCTCAAATGCCTCGTCTTCTTCAGTTTTCATGTTGGGCTTCCTCATGCTTGATTGCTTTGGCTTCATCAGTCCAGATCAGCCCACAGATGGTGCAACGATAGGCAACACCACTGTTGACCCTGATCCTGTCATCCATGACCCCAGGCTGCTGAACTGTGTATGTGTCAATCTTCTCAATCATCATCAAATGCTTTTTTGTCGTTCTCGTTGATTTCATGCTTCAGATATGCCAAATCAGCATAAGACAATTCATCAGTAATGTCCTTGATTTGCAGATTAAAGCGCATCCACTTCACAGTCTTTTCACACATTGCCAAAAGACCCACAGATGAATCGCCTTCATGCCATTCATAATCAACCTCGATGCGGTCAATCTCTGGATTGAAGTCAGGGTCATCCCAATTAAAAGGCACAAAATCAATTGTTCTCATCATCAACTCCTATCAATTCAATGTCTTGTGCGGCAAGGAGAGCATCCAAAGCCACAGATTTGAGGATTACAAGGGCTTGTTCTGGCATGGATGGATTGAGAGCCTTGTGAGCCTCTACATCCTGCCAGAAAGCATTTAAACGGGTTGTTTGTTGTTGGTTCATGCGCCAATTCTGCCTTGTCTGACAGACATTGGAATAGGTATTTACCCTACCTTCCACTTTAGTGGATTAACGCTTCCGCATGACCCTTTGAAGTCGCCCAGAGATGCCCTTGCGCGTTCCAATGATCTCAATGAAACCTTTGTCGAGCAGTGCCTTGTAACGGGCTGTGACAGAGGAATAGGGCAGGAATGGCAGCTTGGCAAGCACATCATCTGAGATGCAACCCTCTGGCCCATAGGCGGCAATGGTTTCATAAACCAGGGATTCCATCTTTGTTGTGTCAACCGCTTGCGCTGCTTGGTGAGAAGTGGCAGGGTCTTCTTTGCGAGAGAGTTTGAATGCTGGTGTTCCAAAGAACTTTTCTACCATGCCATCAAACCAGATTTTGTCTAACTTTGTCATGTCAACTCCTATTAAGTTGGGGCCGAAGCCCCGTGAGGTTTATCAAAAGGGAATTTCTGAGTCATCAATGTCTTTTGCCTTGCGTGGATTAGACGCTGGCGGCTGAGAGTCCTTGGGATTGACTGCCAAGCCCATGAACTTGCCACTCTTGCCCTCTTTGATCCATGCTGAGAGCCAGTATTCCACACCAGCAACAGTAATGTTTCCTTTATAGTCGGGAGAAGTTTCTTTGTCCTTCTTGTCATTGCGAAACAAAACCCCACTGTTATCTTTTTTAGAAGTATCCATATTAGCCTTTCAAATCATTTACTTTTTTAACTTTGTCATCAAGTTCTGTTAAGAATTTAATGACCTCTTTTTCTAGCGTTGCAATGTAGGCATCATCACGCTCAAAACGCTTAATGACCAACTGCAATTCTGCTGGAAACCTGGGATCAAATGAACATAAATCTGTCCATTTAGCGCCTGTACAGGCCATTTGCCACTGAACTTGCACCTTGTACTGATCGTCAAGACCACCCAAAAGGCTTTCTAGGTGCGTATGGCTCATGGGCGCTTTCAACTCTACCAAGCCCTCGCCCACTAAACCATCTGGAGATGCCCCAGATTGCTCAATCGTTGGATGATTTACAAATGCCACTTGATCCACAAAAACACCTTTTTTGGCCTCATAAGCGGCTCTGGCATAAGGCTCTTGCTCTACGCCCCACTGCATAGCGGCATCTGAATATGATTCTGCGACAGTGCCAGTCAGACGCTCAAGCAACAACTGGGTCAAGTATTTATCACGACTAGTTGAGTAGCCTTTTTGTGTTTTGGCAATAATGTCCTTAACACGGCTTGCAGTCACCTTGCCCAAGCGGAGCATCTTCCATTCTTCTGTGCCTTGTTTGATTTCTTCACTCATTTCAAAGCCCCTTTCTTTGCGTCCTTGGCGGCAATGATCTTTGTTTTGGCATTGGTATCACCACCAGCGGCATCTATGGCCTGTTTAAATGCCTTTTGGAGGCTTTCTAGTGACTCGCAAGCATCAATAGATGCCAAGTGGTCAGCAAGGGCATTGGCGTTCATTGTGCTGACTTGTCCTGTCGTTGCGTCCAGGGCATCATGCTCAACGATTTCAAGGGCAGCAACCCAGAGATAGCGGCGCAGATAGGTTTGCACTGCACCAAGGTTTTGCACCTCATGGCAACCTTTGAGAGCCGCTGAGGACATGGGACTTGTGATAACGATTGTTTCTTCTGGTTTATCAGTGTTCACAATGGTCATCTTGGCTTCTTCTTTGCCAAAGCTAATGACCGATGTAAGACCATGCAACTTGAATATTTCCAAAGCTGGAATTACAAAGTCACCAAGTTCAAAATAGTAGTAATTTGCAAACTTGTTGTGCCCTGATTTCTTGAGTTTGGCTTGGTGAAATTCATCACGCGCCGCATTGAGTTTTTGATATACATTCATGTGTGACTCCTGTTAAAAAGTGAGATTTGATTTTGTCAGACTTTGTTGAGAAGCATATAGGTGTTTTCCCTAATTTGCTTTCCTTGTTGTTGTGTTATCCACATTGTGAGCATTGTAAGTTCATGTTGGATGGTGTTTATGTCAGCCGTGAACCCTGCGTAGTTTTTGTTTAGACACTTGTTGCTCAGTGCCTTCACTCTGTTTTCGATTGCCATTAGCATCGTTGAGTAGTCGTTGAAGTCGCTCATGTTTAACCTTTTCAAATGTTTGTGAAATATCTGTGCAAGCTGCACTGTGATAGACGAACTTAGGATCGGTGACTCTGATGGTTGGCAGGGTCATCCTTGCTGGTGTTTTCTCTTTGTACAAGGTGGTTGACCTGGGTGGCGAAGTCACAATCTCGAAATAAGATAGGACTTGTCTCATTGCAATCATCAAAAGTTTCATCTAAGTTGTCTCCAATGATGTTTTCAAAGTGTGATTTCATCTTCATGGCATCCTCACTCGTCAAACATTTCTTTGAAAGGGCCAGACATTTTAGCTTCCATGATCTTGCGCTCATCAAGTGCCTTTTGCACTCGTTCGATGCGAAGATTGCGGTACTCATGGAGTTCCTCCATGTCATCCACCCAAGGTGTTTTGACAACATCAAAAACCCGCAGTTCAGCAATGCGGCGAACCTTCAGTTCTACCCGCTTCATCACAATGGATGCAACATCTTCAGCATTGTTTGCTTTGATGGCTTCCACAAGGGCAAGAGAGTCTGAAATGGCATCAGACACATCATCTGGATTGAGTTCTTGGACAAACGCCCAACATTCATATTTGAATCTTTCCTCATCGGTCGGCATAAGTAACTCCTGTTAAACACTGCAAGACGCAGTGATGGGACTATTGCACAGAAAAAAGATGCGTGGAATAGGTGTTTTCCCTAGTGCAAAAACCTGTAAAACCCATCATACTGAGGCTTTTAAGGACTAGCAAATGCGTTTAAATCTCACCCACAAAACCCTGTTAAAACGGCTAAAAGATGGCCCCAGGACAATGCCACAGCTCACCCACAGCAACACCAATGACAATGCTGTGTCATTCCATTACGCCAAGTACCTGCCTGAGATGGAGAGGTTTGGCTATGTCATCTTCCACGATGAAATGTGGCATTTGACTGAGTTTGGGCGCATGGAGATGAATCGAGCCGTATCTGGTGCGGCAGCAAGGATTGAAAATGGGTCTGTCAGAGAACCCTATGATGGCAGGGAGTTGCGAAGAAATGTGTTTAGGGCTGGGTGCTATGATTTTCTAAAGTGTCCGAGTCGCTTTGGCGACAACCTTGTTTATCAGAAATCAATATAATGGTTGGAAACGGGCTACCTTTAGCGGGGGAAAAGGCGATTCATCACCGCCCTGCCATGTTTCCTCAGTGATGACAACCGATGATGTAAGGTTCTTATGCACTATTACAGTTTCCACATTGGCGACTACAGGTCTGCCACATCGCACTTATCAAATAACGAAGATTTAGCATATCGCAGATTGCTGGATATGTACTACGACACTGAAAAGCCAATTCCTTTGGACACTCAATGGGTTGCGCGGCGCATTCGGATTGACCATGAAGTGGTCTTAAATGTGCTTTCCGATATGTTTGAACAGCGTGAAGATGGGTTTTATCAGGACAGATGCGAACATGAAATAGGTGTTTACAAAGGGTTTTCAGAGGCTGGAAAGCGTGGGGCGGCTAAGAGGTGGTCAAAGGGAGGCTATAGCCCCCCTATAACCCCCCCTATAGCAACCAATAACCATAAACCAAGAACCAATAACCAACAACCAGTTAATACACCTGAAGGTGTTTCACAATCTGTTTGGCAAGAGTTTGTCAATCATCGAAAAGCCAAGAAAGCCCAGGTAACCCAACTTGTGATTGATGGCATACAAGCCGAAGCCAACAAAGCTGGGTTTACCTTGGAAGATGCTCTCAAGGAGATAGTTGTAAGAAATTGGCAAGGTTTTAAAGCTGATTGGGTTGCTGACAAGCAGAACAGTTCGGAGACTGTTTACCAGAGGTCTATGCGTTTGAAGATGCAACAGGCAGTCCCTGACATTGCTGCCAAACAACCAACCCAGTACGAGGATGCGGTTGAGTTCTTCAGAACCATCGAAGTCCCTGCCAAACAAATTGGAGAATCCAAATGAATTTGCCTATGCCTTGGGTTGATAAGATTTTTACCAAATTGACAGTTATTTATGGAAAAGACTTTCTTTCAAGATGGGAAGGGTTGAACATTGAAGAAGTGAAAGCTGATTGGGCAAAGGAATTGGGTGGGTTTTTTAATCATCCTGAGTGCATATCCTATGCTCTCAAAAATATGCCTGATGCTGGAAAACCACCAACAGTTTTGGAGTTTCGGGCCATTTGTCGAAAAGCACCAATCTTTGAACAACCGAGAATTGAACATCATCCTGCCCAACCAGACAAAGTAAAAGCAGAAATTGAAAAACTGAAAACCTCGCCTAGAACTGGAAAGTCTGATCCCAAAGATTGGGCTAGAAGGCACATTGCTAGGTATGAGGCTGGAGAACAAGTAAAACCTATCACCTTGCGGTTTGCCAGGGAAGCCCTTGGGCTAATCAAATGACAAAGCATGAAGCCCACCAATTACTTGACAAACGAAAACAAGGGCTTGCCGTCCCGCAGTACCTTGTCAACC